CTTTAAATCCAGTCTGTAAGTCCAGATCATACTTTTTGTTCTTCCCATTGAAATAAGGAATAACATGAATATGATTTTTCATTAGAGCATCAAGGCCTAAGTTAACTTTATGCACTGCATCAAGTGCCAGATTCTTAATGTTTACATTCTCCCAGGTGTAAGGTGTCTTGCTGCCATTTCTCTTGCTTTCAAATTCCTTCAGTGCTGAGTCAGCTTTCAAAAACAAATGCTGTGCCAGCTTCTTCTGGTGATCAGAAAAAACTATGTCATTACCCATTTCCTGCCCAAACTGTCTTTCTACCTCACCAACAAACCTAACTGATACTGCTGTGTTTTTCTTCTTATCTTCACTCATTTAAATTGCCTCCTTTATATTGTTTAAATCTTCTTCTACTCTTAATTCATCATCACCAGGGCTAACAATCAACTTAATCATCTGACTGTCTATATCAAGCAATTCTGTTACACTCTCAGCATTATCAACAAACACCGGAGCTTTAAATCCATAATGCTCAGATAAAGTATTGATAATATCCAACCCAACATTAATTTGAGCACCATTATTCAGACCAGAACTGTAAGGAACCCCTTTATAAAGAGTCTCGCATGTATCTTTCAGGCCACCGTTTACTTGTTCCTCAAATAGTTTGAAGTTAGCCAGTTCAAAGTGATCATTAATTTTGCTTTCTACTAAATCAACTTTAGCTCGGTCAAACTCTTCCATGAGATATAACTGGTGTTCGAACTCTTCATATTTTTGGGCCAACTCTTTCTCCTGAGCTGATAGTTCCTCAATCCTTTCCTCAGCCTTTTCTTTCTGCTCAAATTTATTCAGTTGGACCTGAAGATCATTGATTTCACTTTCAACATTTTTGATATTTTCTTTAATCTCAGCTTTGGAATCAGCTTTATTTTCCTGCAGTTCTTTAATAGCTTCCTCAACATTTTCTCTTTCCTTAACCTTTTTCTTATACTGGAAACTGTCCTGATAAGCTTCAGCTTTTTCTCTTAATTCTGAGAGATTATCAAATAAATCATCTTTTACTTTCTTAAGTCCTGGGAGCTGCTCTTCCATTGATTGAATTTCTTCTTTTAAGTCAGCTATTTCAGATTTCAACTTCTCAACTTTCTTCTTTTTCTGAACTCCATTTTGATTAATATTCTCTAATCTCTGAGACTTATCAAGTTTAGCTTTCTTCACAGCGTCCTCTATTTCATCTTCCGGGAGCTTTTGTCCGCAGGTAGGACATTTATCCTCTACATTAATTTCCTCTGAATTAACCTTATTCCAGCTCTCTCTGAGCTCATTCATTTCCCCCTTAATAGTCTCGATTCTTTCTTTTTTATCAGCTAACTTAAGCTTTTTATTAGTAATTTTTCTATCTAAATCAGACAGCTGGTCCTTAACTTCTTCAATTTCTTTCTTAGTATCTTTAATTTTTTTATCATATTTTTCAGTGTGATCATGTTTTATCTGCTGCAGTTCAGTATCCATTTCTGCAAGTTTTTTTCTCTTCTCAGCTATTTCACCTCCGTTTTCAATGCCAGATAGCTTTTTCTCCAATTTCTTTTTAACATTTTTGTGCTGCTGAATATTATCTCTAATTAATTCCTGACTTGTATCCGGCAATTCAGGAATATTATTATTAACCTCATCAATCCTGACCGGTATCTTCTCAAGGTCCTTATTAATCTTTTTCATCTTAGACTTGATCATCTTTCGATGCTCTTTTAATGACCTGTCCTCTAAAGCTTCAGATAGCTTATTAAGACGGTCATCACTTTCAATGACTTCTTCATCGCTTACATCACCAAAAGCGTCAAATAGTATGTCTTTTCTATCCTCCCAGTGTAATTGTTCATTGAAGTAAGCTGAATTTGTCAGCAGCTTAAATCTTTCCTCGTCTATCAGCTCATTAATCTTTGCATCATACTCTGATTTTTTGACAGGGACATCATTGATATAGTAATCTGTAGTGTGTCCGGTAAATGTCTCTGCTGCTGATCCTCTCTTTTTGGTCCATTTTTCATAATAGACTTTTCTTAATTCCATTTTCTTATCATTAATCTCAATATCAGCTGATACCTGGTGTTCTAAGTTGTGAATAACTTCATTGTTCTGATCAAGAGTTTTAATATCAAATTGAGAGTTTCCTTTGCTGTCTTTATCGAAGAGCAGCCAGTAGAAAGCATCATAGAGAGTAGTCTTACCGGTACCATTTTCTCCATAGATTCTTAAGTCATTACCATCCGGTTTCAATTCAAAATTCTTAATGCCTTTGAAGTTCTTTAGCTTCAAAGTCAGCAGTTTTAATTCTGTCATTATTCTCCTCCTTTTGTCTTTGCCAGTTAACCCAGTCAACATAATCCATCATTTCTTTATCCTCCACATTTTCTTTCAGCCAGACAAGTGAGTCTATCATTATTCCCACCTCTCCAGGTTGTGAATGTTTCTCATTTCTGATATATTATAGTTAGAGTGTTTATTTTTATTTCGCTCAGCTGTGCCATCAGCTGGGTTTTTTTCATTTTCTCTGATTTCTGCCCACATTTTTCTGACATCTTTAAAAAAACTCGGCGCAAATCTAAATAGTATCAATCCCCAAAGTAAGCCCATTATAAACAACTGCCATTCTCTAATAGTTCCCATGCTATCCCTCCATTTTCATAATTCGTTTAGCTTCTTTTTCATCTTCTCTATCTAGTTTTTGCAGCAACAATTCAATTTTATTAATCTCTTTTTTTACATAATCATCTTTATGTTTCCTCGACTTTAAATTAGCAAGTCTCATCTGTAAAGCACCTTTAATAGTCATTTCCTCTGGTGTGCTAATATCTATTTTCAATTGCTTCCCCTCCCTCAGTCAGTCAATTCTTTAAAATTCAATTGGTTTGCACAACTTGACTCAATATATCCTACCTTAGTTTCATTTAACACTTTACCTTCATCATTAATTTGCACTCGAACAATGTGCATTAGTGTTCCAACTTCATGAGATTTTAGCCTTAATTTAAATTTCATTACAATGCTTCCCGCAAATGTTTTGCATCCTCATATTTGTCTATAAAATTCTGGCTTAAGCCATTCCTCTTAAGAGCCTCTTTAAAGATCGAGTTTGATAGATAACCTCTCTCATGATACTTTATTAAGCATCTTAGGTTTCTCTTCTTTAAATCAGCCCCCATGTCGCTGCAAATACTATCAATAGTGATGCAGGCGAAAAATCCATCTCCTACCTCTTCCATCATTTTTTCAAATTTTTCTACTTGCTCATCATTCAAATCTTCAATTGATTCTGCATTGTGAAAAAACTTTTGAACTTTTTTGATACTTTCAATAATCTCTTCTAATTCTTCAATAAGCTTATTTGAAGAAGTATAAAAATCTTTCTTCACCCTGTCTAAATCAACACATCTAAAAGTGCTGCCGTTAAAAGCCAATAGTAACCGAGCACTATTGGTATCATTAATCAACTTATTTTTGATATCGCTCGGAACATTTAAATGACCATTAATATACTTTGACAATGCTGTGCGATCAACACCTAATTCATTTGAAGCTTTTTCCTGTGTTAAACCCTCTCTTTTCAATTCTTCTCTAATTGCTTCACCAATAATATTCATAACTTTCCCTCCCTTGTAATTTTTAGCACCTTAAACCATTGATTGTGAACAATATTCAGATTATAATTAACTTAAAGATAAACCCTCCACCAATTAGCTCGGCGAACCCCCTTCCTAAACTGCAGCTGATTGTTCGTGTTCCTTCTTCTTAATCCGGTTATAAATTATCTCTGCCAGTGGCCGGTTAAGTTCCTCTTTAGTTATATCCGGCACTTCATCTGTGATCTCTTCCTTGATAATTTCCCCAGTTTCCCGGTCATGAGTTCTGCTTTTTATTCTTAACATTTATTTACCTCCTCACCTTCAAATTTAATATTTAAATCATCAATTATTTTAAATCTTTTCTCCTGAACTTCCTCCTCCATTTCATCCAATATATTTCTAACTAATCTTATATGAGCTAACTTATAATCAGCACTCATTAATTCTGCATTTGCCTCTGTTTCGAAAAGAACTTTTTCACCGGTTTTCATTGCTGCTTTCTGAATTTCTCTTTGAATGTCTTTATTAAAATCTGATTCCTCAACAATCTCATAAACGCTGACCAGTTTTTCAACCCCTTGCAATAAAATACCTAGTTTATCTGTCAAAATTGAACACCCCTCACGCTGTTTTGCTTTCCTGTTGCTCTATTAAAGGTAAAAAACCTTCTTCTTTTAATAAGTCATATAAAAATAGTCTCCCTTTCTGGGTCCATTTAGTGTGCATTACAACATCTTTCCTTCCGCCGCTTCTCTGAATATCTACAGTTTGAGAATGAGTATAACCTTCTCCCTGGTATTCAGCATAAAGCATCCATTGGCCCGATTGTTTGTATTGAACCCCTAAATCATGCAGTAGTTCATTCATTGATCTACCAGACATTCCATAATCTTTAGCTATTTGAGTAATTGTTACAAGTCCAGAATTATTTAAAATTTTGTCAGTATAATTTGCTTTTGGTTTTAACTCGCTAATTTTACCTACCAGTTTTTCTTTCTCTTTTCTCTCTTTTTTAAGTTCTGTTAATAACTCAATAGCAAAATCTGGGTTAGAAATAATTTCATCTATCGTCTGATCAGTAGCATAAATTCCATGTTTTCTGATTGATGGAAGAACTTCTGATGTAACCCACCTTTTAAATTCTTTAGCTTTTTTCATTTTAGAACTTAATACTAAAGAGTACATTCCTGATTCATTTACAGTAACCATTTTTCTGTTTTGACTTCCGTCAAATACAGATTGAAGTAATTTATCCTCTTCGTCTACATGTCTGTTTAAATCTCTACTACCATTTTGGTACTCCAGAATATCTGTTAAATCTTTGCCGACAAACCAAAGAACCCCATCCTTTTCTTTAATTCTTATTTCTCCAAACTTTTCATTTTCAAAAATTTTAATATCGCTCATTCAAATTCTCCTTTCTATGCAGTGTGATTATTACTATTCAACAATTTGTTGTTCTCTTTATAAAAAAATATAGATTCAATTGAAACATCGAATAAATCTGAAATAGCAATTGCTAAATTTAAAGTTGGATTTCTAACACCTCTTTCAATCATCCCGTAGAAAGAAGCAGTTATTTCAATATCTTTTTCTTTTTTTAACTCCTCGACTAAATCTTCCTGAGTCCAACCTTTTTGTTTTCTTAACTCAATCAATCTTTCTCTTTTCATTGTTTCACCCCCTATGATTAAAGGCTTAACCAACACTGTGTTGTCTTGACAATTATAAGTATAGCAACTTATTGTTGTTTTGTCAAGAGTAAATCAAACTTTTTGTTGTATTATTTTTAAAAAGCAACATATTGTGTTATTATATTTATATAATATTGGAGGTGCTTATTTTGGGATTAGCTAATAGATTAAAAAAATTAAGAAAAGAAAAAGGACTATATCAAAAAGATGTTGCGGAAGATATAGGACTTACAGCATCTGCAATAGGTTTTTATGAGCAAGGGAAAAGAAAACCAGACAATGATACACTTCAAAAGTTAGCTGATTATTATGATGTATCTACTGATTATCTTTTAGGCAGAACTGATGAACGTTCATCAGCCGATAAAATAAAAAAAGCAATCTCTGATGACCCAGAGCTCCAAGAAACCTGGGAGCAAATCTCCCAAAGAGAAAACCTGCAGTTGCTGTTTAAGCAAACCAAAGACTTAGACGATAAAGCTATCAAGCAGATAATTAGAATAATTAAGGCCATAGAGGATGAAGAGCAGGCCAATCAGTGATATACTCTATTTAAGGAGTGGTATATTTATGCTAAAAAAGTCTATTATTATTTTATTTGCTCTAATTATGATTTTTAATCTCAGTTTAACCAATGTTTTTGCTGGAGGAAATGATGAAGATTTAATAAAAGAATTTATCTCTTCTGAAAAAAGTTATGGTAAATTTGCTACTTCAAAAAATGAGGGCAGGTGGCTAAGAGGGGATAAAATGGCGGTATATACTACCAAAGGTAAATTTCTTTTTTTATTAAAGTATAATAACGTTGCTGCTGTTTATAATTATAATGATGATGGTTCAGTTAATAAGCAATTATATAAGAAACCAGGAATAAAAATTCCTGAAAATTTATTTGTAAAAAATGATGACCAAAGAACTGAGACTAAAAGTGATAAAGATACTAAAGGAGTTATTAATAAAGAAAAGAAAGTAAAAGCTTTTGATATAATAAATTTTGGAGATTCTAAAAGCAAAGTTTCTGAAAAAATTGGGGAAAGCGAAGTTATTGATAAACCATTTTTGCAAGATCCAAGAATTGAAATCAATGGTTTCGTCTATAGAATGTTCTTTGAATACTATAATGATAAATTATATGAAATTAATTTTAGAAGTTTTTCAAATGATGCAAGTTATTTTGACACTAAATTAAAAAATAAAAGAGACACCCTTACTAGCACTATAAGAAAACAATACGGAGCAAATGATTTTTATTCAGATGTTGGTTTTTTAGATTTAAGAAATGGTTACGTAGTTTGGAGTCATATTTGGGATATTGGGGAAGATAAAAAAATTAAAATAGGTATGAGTGAAAGCGACTACAAATATTTTGCTGAAATGAGAATTGAATATTTGCCCTTAATTAATGAAAAAGAAAGTAAAGAAAATAAAGCAAATGAACAATCTATAGAAGAGGCAGCAGATAAATTTTAATAGGGGTGCATAAGAATGAGAGATAAAAAAATTCGCACTGCATTACAGCGTACATACATCAATTATCAGGAATGGGCCAGAGAAAACAATATATTTCACACTTTCTTGCCATTAAGTCCAGAGGTATACGGTTTCGTGTACCTCTCTTCAACTCAAAAATATTTTGTGATCATCAATGATAGCTTAACTTCTGAACTGCAAAAGGAAGTTTTTCTGCACGAAGTCGAGCATATTATTTACGATATGCCTAATTTAGGATACATCATTGGCTTGGATATGCAGCATTGTTCGATTGAAAAGAATGCTAATCGTTTTGCCAGGTTGATGGCAGCTAATTTTTTTACTTAATATACGAACATACATTCTTATTTTTTTACACATTAAGCGAACAAATGTATCTAAATAATCACATATTTACTCTATTCAGTGAAAACATTACTACTAATTATATAAAAATGTGAATTAATATTTTTGGAGGGTTTATAATGAATACAACTGCAGCAATCTATGCACGTTTCAGTTCTAACAATCAGAGAGAGGAATCACTTGATGCTCAAATTAGAGCAGCCAAAGAATTTGCAAAAGATAATGATCTTAAAATAACTAAAATCTATACTGATAAAGCTCAGTCTGCTACTACTTCTGATCGCCCAGGCTTTTTAGAAATGATCAAAGATAGCGAAACTGATGAATTCGATAAGGTAATAGTCCATAAACTGGACCGCTTTGCCAGAAACAGATATGATTCAGCTGTATTTAAGAGGAAACTTAGAGAAAATGAAGTTGAATTAATTTCTGTATTAGAAAACTTTGATGATAGTCCGGAAAGTATTATCCTGGAATCAGTGCTGGAAGGAATGAATGAATATTATTCTGCCAACCTGGCTAGAGAAGTAAGTAAGGGAATGAAGGAAAACGCTATGCAGTGCAAGCATAATGGTGGTAAACCACCACTGGGTTTTGATGTTGCTGATGATAAGACATATAAAATTAATGAAGATGATGCACCTAAAATTCGTCTTATTTTTAAAATGTATGCAGCAGGCAATGGTTATGGACCTATCCTAAAGAAACTTAAAGCTAAAGGTTATAAAACTCAGACAGGCAGAAGCTTCAGCAAGCCCAGTCTGCATGATATTTTAAGAAATGAAAAATACAGAGGCGTTTATGTATTCAATAGATCAGCCAGCAAAAAGGCAGGTAAAAGAAATCATCATAAGTCTAAGCCAGAGGAAGAGATTATTAGGATTGAGGGAGGAATGCCGAGAATCGTATCAGATAAAACATGGAGGAGGGTGCAAAGAAGAATGGATGAAAACAAAAAAGGACCAGGGGCCCACTCTGCTAAAGAAATATATCTGCTTTCAGGATTGATTGAATGCGGAAAGTGTGGTGGCTCTATGGTAGGCAACCGAAGAATAGCTGGTAGAAATAGAACTGTATATATGTCCTATGAGTGTTCTACCAGGAAGAGGACTAAGGAATGCGACATGAAGTCTATTAATAAGGAGCATGTAGAGGAGGTAGTTCTTGATGATATGGTTGAAGCTATGTTTTCTGCTGCCAACATTGATGAGCTTGCAGAGGATGTCTATAATTTTGCTAAGCAAGAGA